TCAAATGAATGGAACACATTAAACGATGAAGAGTAACACCATTTCGAGAAACTATCTATTTTCGAAAGATAGGTCCCTGGTCGACTTAACCATAATAAGGTAAGAGCCATCGAGCGTGACATCTCGTTTAAAGGAGCGGTCAGCCGAGAAACGGCGTTATAGCCATGATCCAAAAATAGTAATATGGATGCAAGTTTGACTGAATTTTCTTCAGCCAATGAAACAAGGGAATTAATATCCCATCTTGCTACAAACATCTCTTTCCAAGAAATTGGTGAAAGATCAGTTCCTGCGACAACAAATCGTTTAGCGAATTCAAACGAACCGTTTGTAGACACTATCGATTTAGTTAGGTTGATCGGAGAACCTATTTCAGATAGAATCTGAAGATAGTTCCCTGCGATGCTTGAATTGGCAATAACAACGTCATCACCAAGCACCAGGTACAATAATGGACCTTTGTACCCCGACCGTCGCCAGGCCATAAATACTATTAAATGGTGGAAAAGAGCTAACATTGACCACGAGGAATAGGCACCCATAGGTTGCCCTACCGCGTATTTTACATGAGTAACTTGCTCAAAACCTGCTTCATGCAGGACACCGCGAGAGTGCACATGTGCAACTCTAGTTTGTAGGTATGGGCTTGGGGTAGACACCCCTAGCTGTTTGACAGAAGTCAAACGTTCTTCCCCGAACACGGATGGCAATGCAAACCATCGTGTCGTTAAGAACTCTATCCACGCGGAAGCAGCTTGCTCTCCGATAAAGTACGAGATTAATACTCCTTGTAAGTTCACTGGTAGTCGGTCAGTGGCAGCAGTAAGATCAAATGAATAAACATTTTTCACTTTGAGGGCGCGAAGTTGCGAAGCAAATTCCGCCACTGCCCCCCGCTGATTAAATGTAGCGTCTTGTCTAATCAGACGTAACATACCGAAAATCCCATCATGAATGGGTTTTAAAATCCATTGTGAGAAGGGATCTAACATCGCAAATACACGCAGTTTACCTGCGGGTTCCTGTTTATAGGCAAGTTTACCTATATTCAGAGGGCCAAAGTCACACTCTGTTAAGAGTGCGGTAAGAGGGCCCAGGGAAGCAAATAATCGTGCTAACCCCGGTGCCGCTACTACATTTGCTAATTTAGCACCATGAACCAAAAAGCCTTTAAATGATTTCTCCCACCCGAAGCCCGCGGCGAACCGCAAGGCCCGAAGGGTGTTCAGTATTGTTAACAAGTGTCCCGAAGGAAATTTCCCTTTTGCCAATTCATTATATGTAACCGTTGCCACTTTAGGTGACGTAGGACTAACAGATAAGATGGACCAAGCTTTAAAACTAGCTTGGTGGTACTCTAACTTGTGATACTGAATAAACTCCTGGATAGCCATGAGTAACTCCCCTATAAAAGAGTTATCAACTTGTAATCCCGGAGATACTATCGTTTTTATAGTAGGT